CGCTTCCTTTTATACGTGTCCAAATCGGCTATTTAATTAGGGACAGACAAAATGCACAAACCCGGACGACGCTCTGCTGGCGATCTACTCGTGCCGCCCCCCGTGGAACCCGGCGAGACCTTTTTGCCCGCGGAATTCGAAGCTACTTCGCGGCTCGTGGCCCCTTTGCATTTAAGCGAAGCCTGTCGGGCCGTGTGGCTGATGACGGTCAATGCGCAGCCCGCCGATAGTTTTAGCCCGGTGCATTTGCCGTTGCTGGAGGCATATTGTGGCCACGTCACCCAGATGCGCCTATTGACCGAAGAGGTGCAAAACTTCGAACGAGCTTGGTTATCCGATAAAGACGGGTTGCGCCGGTACGATCGATTGCTTGGAATGCTCCAGCGTGAGACCCGCGCGGCATCAGCGTTGGCGACCCGATTGCGGATTACGCGGCAGTCGGCCGACGAAAGCCGCACTGTGGGGGCCAAGAACGCCCGCCAGCGCGTCGCCAGCACTCAGGTTAAGCCATGGGAGCGGTGAAGCCCGCGAAGGCCGTAGCGGCCGTTCTAACGCGTGGCGAGCGCAATGCGGCGTGGATCGAGCGGCATTGCGTCATCCCGGAAGGCAAGCACGTGGGGCGCCGAGTCAAGCTCACGCCAGAGCAGCACAGATGGTTGCGGCTGATCTATGACACCCCCACCCGGACATTCATCCTGTCGATGGCCCGGAAGAACGCGAAGACGGCGTTTACGGCGTTCCTGCTGCTGTTACATCTTTGTGGCCCGGAGGCCGTGGGCAATTCGCAGCTCTACAGTGCAGCGCAGGCCAAGGACCAGGCCGCTCTGCTGTTCGAACTCGCGGCCAAGATCGTTCGGATGAGCGAGACCCTGTCGCCGTTCGTGCGAATCCGGGACACGATCAAGGAATTGGTTTGTGGGGAGTTGGGAACCGTCTACAAAGCGCTCAGTGCAGAGGTATCGACGTCCTTCGGCAAGAGCCCGGTCTTCCTGGTGCACGACGAACTGGGGCAAGTGCGCGGGCCGCGATCGGCGCTGTATGAGGCGTTGGAGAGCGCGTGCTCAGCGCACGATGCGCCCATGTCAATCATCATCAGCACGCAAGCGGCCACGGATGCCGACCTGTTGTCCGTGCTGATCGACGATGCCGAGACCCAGGCAGATCCTCGGACGAAGCTGGTGCTCTACAAAGCGGTGACGGAGGACGAGACCGGGAACAACATCCTGGACCCGTTCGGAGATGTGGCGATCCGGCAGGCGAACCCGCATTTCGACGTGTTTATGAACCAAACCGAGGTTCGCGACCAAGCAGAGAAAGCCAAACGGATGCCGTCGCGGGAGGCGGGGTACCGTAATCTGATACTAAATCAGCGCGTCGAGACCAAAAACCCCCTGATTTCCCGGGGAGTGTGGTCAGATAATAGCGCCCCGCCCGACGATATTATGGGCAAAAAGGTCTGGGCGGGGCTTGATTTATCGTCGGTTTCGGACCTTACTGCCCTCATTTTAGTATCAGAAGAGGGCGATATTGTTCCCACATTCTGGCTTCCTGAGCGAGGATTGAAGGAAAAGAGCGCATCTGACCGAGTACCTTATGACCTTTGGCATGAGAAGGGGCTACTTGAAACTACTCCCGGCGCGGCCATAGAATATAAGTATGTCGCGAAACATCTTCGATGGGTATTTGATACCTACGACATCCAGAAACTCGCGTTTGACCGATACAATATGAAATTCCTCAAACCGTGGCTGTTGCAGGAGGGGTTCAGTGAAGCGGAAATCGCCGACAAGTTCGTCGAGTTTGGGCAGGGCTACGTGAGCATGTCTCCGGCGATCCGGGAACTCGAGACCCGCCTACTTGCGAAAAAAATGCGCCACGGGGGCCATCCAGTGCTCACAATGTGCGCGGCAAACGCTATCGCAATCAAGGATGACGCGGATAATCGCAAGTTTACGAAGAAACGCGCATCCGGCCGCATCGACGGCATGGTGGCCCTTGCAATGGCCGTCGGTGTGATGCCGATGTCCGCAGACGACGGAGATTTCATGGATTTCTTATCCGATCCGGTAACCGCATGAACTGGCTCCTACGCTTCCTGTCCCCGTGGTCGGGGTCTACGTTCCCCCCGGGGTCTCAGAACCGAGACGGGTTCGAGCGCAACGCCGACAACCCGGCTAATACCGGGCTGTTCGGCATCGGGTATCAGCCCGGAGACTTCGTATTGCGCCTGTCCGCCGTGTGGGCGTGCGTACGCTTGCTGTCGGAGACCATCTCGACGTTGCCCTTGAGCATCTATGAGCGATTGCCGGACGGCGGACGCCGACTGGCGCCGGAACATCCGTTGTTCGATCTGCTCCGGTATCAGCCGAACGCCGACATGACGGCGCAGACGTTTTGGCAGGCCTATGTTGCGTCGATGCTGCTGGGGGGCGAAGGGTACGGGGTACAGAAGCATGTCGGGAAGCGCGTCGTAGCCCTTGACTTCGTTCCACGGACGCGCATGACCTGGACGCGGCTATCCGACGGGACGCTCGATTTCTGGCGGACGAATCTGGACGGGACGCGTGAGCATGTGGCTGAGGCCGATATGTTCCGTACCTTAGCCTTTACGACCGACGGATGGATGGCACTATCACCCATTGGGTACGGAGCGTCAGTGTTTGCGTCCGCGTTGTCCGCGGATCTCGCGGCGAATAGCACGTTCCAACGCGGGTTGATGCCTACGGTTGGCTTTAAAATGGAGCAGGTCCTCAAGAAAGACCAGCGCAAAGAGTTTCGAGAGAACTTTCTGCATACCGTGGGCGGGGCGATCCACGCGGGCAAGCCGTTCTTGATGGAGGGCGGCATGGAGGCGCAGCAAATCGGCATCAACCCCGCTGATGCGCAATTGCTCGAGTCACGGGCGTGGAGCGTGGAAGAAATCTGCCGGTGGTTCGCCGTGCCGCCACACATGGTCGGCCACATCGTCAAGACGACGTCGTGGGGCACGGGCATCGAGCAACAGATGCTCGGTTTCCTGACATTCAGCCTGCGACCTTGGTTGACCCGCATCGAACAGAGTATCCAACGGCAGTTATTCAGCTCAGCCGACAAACGGCGGTTCTTCGCGGAGTTTTCCGTTGAGGGGCTATTGCGCGCCGACAGTGCGGGTCGCGCGTCATACCTCTCTCAGATGGTCCAAAACGGCCTGATGACGCGAGACGAGGGTCGCGCGTATGACAATCGGGAGCCGATGGGCGGCAACGCAGCAGAGCTTACTGTGCAGAGTAATCTGCTGCCGATTGATAAACTCGGAGCGGCAGCCGCGGCGCCTGGCACAACGGTCCAAAATGCGCTTAAATCCTGGCTTGGAATCGAGGAATCAAATGAAGCAAACCCAGCAGACGGAACTGAAACACCGTAACGTCGCGTTCAAAGCGACGGCGGTCGGAGACGCGGGTACGTTTTCGGGGTACGCCTCAGTGTTCGGGAACGAAGACACCTACGGCGAGATCGTGGCACCGGGGGCGTTCAGCGAGTCGTTGGCGGCTTTGACGGCCGCGGGCGACCCCTTGCCCGTACTGTGGCAGCACAATGCCAGTCAGCCCATCGGCGGGTCCGATATGCTGGTCGAGGACAATCGTGGGTTGAAGACGGAGGGGTTTTTGCTGATCGATGAAATCCCTCAAGCCAAAGCGGCGCATACGCTGATGAAGCGGCGCATTGTCAAAGGCTTGTCGATCGGGTACTACGTTCGGGATTCCAGCTATGACGAGAAAACGGGGATTCGTACCCTGAAAGCGCTCGATCTGGTGGAGTACAGTATCGTAACGTTTCCAGCGAATGAGCTTGCGACCGTCGATAACGTCAAGGCCGCGGCGAAACTGAAAACGATTCGTGAATTCGAGAGCTTCCTACGGGATGTGGGCGGTTTCTCGGCGCAGCAGGCGAAGGCGATTGCCTCCGCAGGCTGGGGTGGGCTGAGCGAAGCGCGGGATGCGCCGGGCGAAACACTTTTGGACCTCCTGTCATCCTTTAAACTTTGAAAGCTACATCATGAAACTGATTTTTGCGTTCTTCATCGCCCTCCTGGACGACCTGTTTCGTCCGGTGCCCCGCGCCCGTCTTCAACTCGGCGCTATCGACCTCGGCGACCCCGTGGCCGTCAAAGCTGCTCTCGAAAAAATCACCGAAGCGGTGAAAGAAGAGGGTACTAAAGCCATGGCCGCGGCCGAAAAAGGCTTGACGCTCTCGACCGAGACGAAAGCCACGGTCGATAAGCTCTTGACCGAGCAAGGTGAACTCAAGAGCCGCTTGACCGATTTGGAGCAAAAATCGGTGCGCCCCCCGGGCGGTGGCGCCGATACCGACACCATCGACGCGGCCCTGGAGAAATCCAAGGATGCGATCGCTGACTTTGTCAACGTCAAGGGCATGCAAAAGCAAGTCAGTATTCCGATGAGCCGCAAGGCACTGACGAACACGGGCGCGACGGGCGCGGCACTGAACTTCCCGGGCCAGCAAGTGCTGGCGCAACCGCTGATGCCGCTGCTGCGTCGTCTGACGATCCGGGACCTGCTGGCAGCCGGCCGCACCGAGAAGTCGGTCATCTTCTACCCGCGCGAATCGGGGTTCACGATGAACGCCGCTCCCGTGTCGGAAGGTTCGTTGAAGCCGAAGTCGGACATCACGTTTGAGATCATCACCAGCGTGGTCCGCACGCTGGCGCACCTGCAAGACATCAGCTTGCAGATGCTGGATGACATCTCGTTCATCGCCTCATACCTGGAAACGCGCATGCGCTACGGGCTGAAGCTGGTGGAAGAGGCGCAGCTTCTGACGGGTTCGGGCACGGGCCAGAATCTGGAAGGCATCTACACCGCGGCCACGGCGTACTCAGCGCCGTCGGGAGCAGAAATCGCTGGCACGGCGAGCGAGACGGATATCGACAAGCTGCGCCTCGCGATGCTGCAAGTGGAACTCGCGAATGCGTTTACCACGGGCATCATCCTGCACCCGACAAGCTGGGCCAACATCGAGCTGCTTAAGAACACGCTCGGCAACTACATCGTCGCGAATCCGCAGAACACGACGACGGGAACCATCTGGGGTCGCCCGGTGGTGTCCACGCAAGCGATGACGGCAGGCAAGTTCCTGGTGGGCGATTTTGCGCAGCATGCGCAGATTTTCGACCGGCAGGATGCAAATGTGGCGATCAGCTACGAGAACAAAGACAACTTCGAGCGCAACATGGCTACGTTGCGCGTTGAGGAACGTCTCGCACTCGCGATCTATCGTCCCGAGGCATTTGTTAAGGGCACCCTCGAATCCGCTTCATAAGAGCCGGGTGACAGAGAGCAGAGAAGGGGTCGCTTCGGCGACCCTTTTTCGTTATTATCGCAACCGTCAACAGCGGGAGTTTCCATGAGCCTTGTCAAGATCATTGCCATCGAGCCATTCAATGGGTTGCAACCCGGGCAAGCGCTCGATACGTCGGAGCGTGAAGCCAAGCAGCTCATCGACCGGGGCCTCGCCAAGATGGCCGTGACCGTGGCGAACAAAATGGCGGTCCCCGTGCCGAACAAAGCAAACCCTACGCGGGCCGCTGGCGCGGCGCAACGGTCGTTTGCATCGCCAGCGGCCCCAGTCTCACCGCCGACGATTGCGCAGCGGTTGGACGCTGGCGCTCCAGTGCCGACGTTGGCCCTGCCAACTGCTCCGGCGAGACGCGGCCCGGGGCGCCCCCGGAAAATCGTCGAGTAATCGCCGTCAACAACAGCCACGAGCGTGCTCCATTCGCAGATGTCGTCTATGCGATGGACCGGGTGTGGTGGCACACCTACGGCGAACGATTGCGCGGAGGCCCGGAGCTGTGGACAACCAATCGGGAAGTTGCCCGCATCTATCGATTGAACTACATCCGCGGAGAGGCCGGAGGCGGCATGAGCAATGCCCCGGATGCAATCCGATTGG